CGTCTATTGCAAAGGCAAAAACCGCCGGAAGCGAAGCGAATAAAGCAAGACAAGCAGCATCACGCGCCAAACTTGAAGCTAAATACGACAAGCTGGATAAGCAAATACAGGCACATCACGGCAAGGCACCCTTCCAAGGAGAGATAAAAGGCGGCAATGTTCAAATGAATGTCGTGGGATCTTGGCGGCAAAGTTCTAGGGGGCAGGCTTGGAATGCCAAAGATGATAAGTTAATGCGTGAATTTTCTGATATAAAACGCAGGCTTGGCAGATAACTTTCCCCAACCGTCCCAACCATCCAACCATGCTCTGCAAAGTCTGTCGCTTCATTCGCCGCTACCCCAGGTATCACATTGATCAGCTCCTAGACGATGGCGCGTCCTACCGATCCATATCCAGGCGGTTCCCCGGAGTAGGAACCGACGTGACCCTAGCCAATCATCATAAGCATCACTGGAAGAACCAAAATGTCAGGAAAAAAGGGACACTGCCAGACATGTGATTACATCCGGTCGCATCGGGGGGGCAATCGGGTCAATGAGGACCTGGTCAATGGAATATCGATCGCGGCCATCATGCAGAGGACCGGCCTAGGGCGGGCCACCCTGACCAGACATCGCGACGAAGGGCACATGATGAAGGGCTACAAATCACAGGCACATCTCACGAAGGGAGCTAAGGAGCAATTGGACTTGATGAAATGCCAGAAGAAGGTTTGGGATGATGCCCAGGAAGCGGTTGATTATGCGCTTGGTCGCAAAGATCCCCCCAAAGAGCGCGAAATAAATCTCGCGGTGTTCGGACAGTGCATCGCACCAATGACAAAGATCATAGAAGTGCTCGCGAAGGTTGAAGAAAAACCGCAATCCATTACACAAAACAACTCGATAAATGTTTCCGATTTATCTAAGCTATCTGTTGATCAATTGAGAGCGTTAAAAGAGATGAAAACAACCATAAACACTGATGCAAATGATTGATCCACTGAGTTTTGATATCGATGATATAGATCGTGAGTTGGCACAAAAAAGCTTTTTCGATTTCGTTATTCATGTCAAGCAGAATTACAAACCGGCCTGGTATCATAAGGTTGTTTGTGACTATCTTCAAGAATGGGCATTCGGAAAAATAACGCGCCTGATGCTGTTTATGCCTCCGCAGCATGGGAAGTCGGAGCTTGCGTCTAGAAATCTTCCTGCCTGGATACTGGGGAAAGACCCCGATGCAAAAGTAATATCCGCCAGCTATGGGTTCAAGCTCGCGAAGGGCATGAACCGATCTGTCCAACGGGTCATGACATCCCCCGAATACAAAGAGGTATTTCCAGAGACAAAGCTTTTCGGCAAAAACGTCGTCACTGTTGCAGAAGACACGTTTCTGAAGAACTCTGAAACATTTGAGGTGGTAGGGCACTCCGGTAGCTATATGTGTACTGGTGTGGGCGGATCGGTAACCGGAAACACCATGACACATGGCATCATAGACGATCCCATGAGAGGCCGCAAAGACGCCGAATCTGCGGTTATCCGCGAAGGCGTTCATGATTGGTACGATGCCGATTTCTGGACGCGTCAGGCCGGGGGATCGGCACGCATCCTGATAATGAATACCCGATGGAATGAAGACGATCTATCTGGTTATTTGCTGAAGCTTGCGGAAGAAGACCCTGATGTGGATCAATGGACGGTTTTGAGTTTTCCAGCGCAGGCAACCGTTCCGAATGAATATGATCACAGATCACCGGGTCAATGGCTTTGGCCTGAAAGATATCCTGAGCGATTCTACAAGGCGGCCAAGGCAAAATCGGAATACGATTGGCAAAGCCTTTACCAACAGAACCCGCACAATGATGCTTATGCTATTTTCAGCATAGAAAAGATAAGAACTCTGATGGTAGAACCGGGGAAGGTCGACTTATCCAAGTGCAAATTCTACGGCTCTCTGGATCTCTCCAAGGGTGGGAATGACTTCGCCGCCCTGGTTACAATCGCGATCTTGCCCGATGGTCGATGGCTCGTTTGGGAATGCGATTTGTCGGTCGATGTCCAATCCAAGTCGATCACGAAGCTAATCGAGGCCCAACAGCAGTACAGATACCAATCTGTCTGGATAGAAGCAAATTCCCTTGAGATAGCAAAATCTGCCTGGGACAAAGGCCAACGAAGCAATTTTGAGATCCTACTTAGGCAGGAACAGCAAAAGGCTGGCGTGGCAGTCCCATATCAATTGGTCTGGCATACCAGGCCAAAAGTAGATCGCATACGGTCGCTTGAGGGGCATTTCAATAATGGGCAGCTTTGCTTTAGGGAAGATTGGGCCAAAGTCTACCGTGAATTGATTAATCAATTTCGCATATTCCCGGACAAGAACGCGCATGATGATGGATGCGACGCATGCGAACTTTTGATCGCGGGCTTGCAATCACATAATGCAGAACCTTCTCAGTGGATGCCTCCCGAAAAGGTCTATGTAGGAGCGTCCGGATATTCTGGAATATATTAATTTTGGAGTTATACATGTTACAATCACTACGTACTAAATTAGCGGCTGCGATAGCTCCAGAATTGAAGACCAATGCCGCTAACATATCGCCTTCTGGCATGCCATTTCCGTATAACAGCGATGCTTATGAATTCAGACTGACGGCGGAAAATCTGCTCAAGGTGCTGGAAGCGGGGCACGTGGACCGGATACTCATGCAGATCTTCATGCTTTGTCTGAATGGCAGGGACATCAAAATCATTACCCCGGAAGATCAAGAATCCGATGCCCTCACCAACAAGGCAAACGAAGTAAGAAAGCTCCTTTGGCGGCTCGATGAATCGTATGGCACGGAAACCTTGATGGCACAAACCGGCCTGGATTGCATGGGCTTTGGTAGTGGCCTTGTGGAAATGGGCGTTGCAGACAAGCCAGATGGATCATATACTTTTCCGAAAACTGAAATGGGATGGAATGCCCCCCAGTGGCTCCAATACCTTGATGCTTATTCGCTCGCAGAGCAACCGGCGGCTACCCTCAATAATCAGGCTTATGTGCCGGGGCGAATCCTGAAGGGCATTGCCTACGATATCCGAAATAAGCAGATGCAGTACTGGCAGACTCAAGCCGAAGGCTTCCCGCCGGTGCGATTGCCCACGGCGCGTATTCTGCATATCCGAGATAAGAAGAGCCGATATCCCGATGGCAAAAGCTACCTGGCTGGCATAGCACCAACCGTTCTGCAATTGGAATTTGTTCGAAAAGCCTTCATGCAGAATGTGAACTACAAAGGCGTAGGGCGGTGCGTGGTCAAGGTAAACGAGGTCCGAGACGCGCAAGGTAAGCTCCTGGAGACGCCAACTGGAACCGGCAAGCGGTGGGAAAAGGCTTATGCCGCCGCGGTGGATTTCGTCAAGAACTATGGCAATAACAATGTAGGTGTCCTTTGGGGTCAAGATCACGAAGTAATTTTCCCGAATTTGGGAAACGTGGGCGATGTGGTCCCAGTAGATGAATACCTGAAGGCTGAAATCTTGCAGCACCTCATTCCCAGGGACTTCATTGAGCAAAATGGCCCGGCTATAAGTACCACCGGGACGCCGCTATTAGAACTTGTCATGATGGTTATTCGCGGGTGGAGGCGCATAATCTCAGAGCCATTTGAGGCCCTATATACTGAGATCCTGGAGGCTAATGGATTCCAAGACTGGGCGTGCGAATTTGTCTATACCGATCCTGCTATGGAGAATAAACTGGAAAAGCAAAAGGTAATCGTGCAAGCCTTCTCCCTCGGCATGCTACCATTGAACAGGGCAATAGCCGAAATGGGGTGGCAGCCATTGACCGAAGAAGAGCAGGCTGAAATGAAAGAGAAAGCGGCTAATAACCCAATGGGGATCTAGTTATGACAGTAAGTGACGCTAACATCATCCTGGCCATCCAGTCCTTTACCGCCTTCTCTGTCCAAACCAGCGCGGAGGCAACTGCTGGAACTAATACCACGGCAAACATTTTGTATTCAACTGCTTCCAGAACTCAGGCAGCCTATACCGTCCTAAAGGCATATGCAGTAGATCAACTTGCAAGTGACTTGGATAAGGTGGGCAAGACGGCCACGGATAGCCAGTCAGAGAAGGCATTGGCCTACCTGATAGCTGCCTACTATGAACAAAAGGACCCTGATATATTCGCAAAAAGCGTATCCTTCGATGGCTATTCCGTCTCTCGCGACGGCATGTCAGGCTATATGCACGCCTACCAGGCCATATTGGATGCGTTGCCGTTGGTGGACTCCGGCGCAATCACCGCCTTGCAAGATTCCGATGGCCTGATAAAAGTTAGGGATCACACCGAATATCAGGAAAGCTGGCGGCTCACGGGGCTGGATCAAACATCTATTGATCCATTTTAATTTCTGAGGTAACAATGCGAGAATATGTCAAGGTATCCACGGGGGAAGCATGGACAGGGTCGTTTATCAACACCGATGAAAATGGATTTAACTTCATAGCAGATGGTGAGTATCGATTGTATATCAATCCGGCATTTATCGTGTTCACCGAGGGCTTAGATGCCATTCCCGCATAGCAAATTAGTAGACGCTGCCTACCTGGTCACAAGAGCCGTATCTAAGCTCTATGATGCGGTTCCAACAGCGAGCCCCATCAGCGCGGCTTCCATCGCTACCCCTCCGGCAGTAACTTACCGCTGCCGGGCCACTGTGGCCACCTCAACCACGCATACCGATTGCGCCGGAACTCTGACAATTGGCTCCGATACCCTGACATTTACCACGTCCGGCCAAGTGAAAATCTGCACCACAAACATAACCGCAAGCACCAAGCCGTCCATCAGCTATTCCGGGCTGGATAGCAAGATTACCATTGAGTGCATTGGCACCGGCGGTGCTCCGATCATGGCCGAAACCCTAACCGCGATAGACATCAAATTCAAGGATGAAACTGAATACTATTCTCAGGCCATAGGTGGATTTGTCAAGAGGCCGGCACAATGTGTGACTGATGAAACTGCAAGCTGCATAAATGATGTGATTCGGTACAATGGCATAGATTACCCGATAAAGGCAATCCATGCAAAAAGAGATAGGTTAGGGATTGAGAGGAGAAGAGTTTTGCAGTTCTGAGATGACCTCTCTGGCGCGTTTCTGTTGTGCTCGGAAAACATCTTCTCCCATATCTTCCAGCATCAGATGACTTAGCAGAGTCAATTCACACCAAAGACCATTGTCCATGAT